TTATCGTTTACGGTATCTTCCACATGCTCAGTGACTTGGGTGTCATCATCAGGCATTGTCAATATCTCCTTTCGAGGTTAAATCTTGCTTAACTATGGTCAACGGCCTGCAGGTAAAAGATCGTCACTCGCGCCGAGCCTGCCGTGAGGTTAACGCAGTTATCGCCTGTGAGGGTAAGCGTAGCCGTGACAGCTTCGGACGACGTGGCGTGAAGGGCTGTGCCACTCACAGCCCCCGCATCGAGAACGTCAGCTGTGGCAAAAACGTCGGGAGTTCCGGTGTTGTATCTATCCGGGTCGGTGGTGCCTCCCGCTTCGTCGCTATCACCAATAGTGAGGGTGGCTGCGCTGACTGTGCCTCCCTCAAACTTGATCACGTTGTCGATAAGGGTGCGCAGGACAAAAGCGCCTTTGGGAATCGTCCCCCCGACCTCTATGGTTTCGCTCGTTGCTATTGCGGTAAAATCAGCGTAGCTAAGGGAAAAAGTCACAGATTGGATGTTCGGGAGTGCCATCTTTGCGGAAGTAACCGCTCCGCCTGCGATGGTAAGCGCCCCGGTGTTAGCCATTGTGGCGTCTCCGGATATGGCAACACTCGTAATCGTAGTGCCGTTACCGACAAGAATTTTGGTATCACCTTTGGCGCTCAGCGCTGAGGCCTCACCGTTGCTATCTCCCACAAGAACGCTTCCCTGAGCCAGGGCGACATCTGCCGCCTCTAAGCCGCCATCGGGGATGGTTAGGGTCGCGTCGCTCGCATCAACGGTGTCGCTAAACACAACCTCCTTAGCAAACGTATTTTTCTCTCGCCACTCATTGGGCCTGTTAAGTTTCGGATCTCGGGCATAGGCGACGGTCATGGATGCGATGAGAAAGACAATCGACATCGCAACCGCGATGGGTACAGAGTAAAAAAGTTTTCGTTTCATCGGTTCCCCCTTTGTCTGATCATGTTAATTTCCGTTCGGCATTGCTCTGGCAGATTGAGCGCCCAGGCGAGGCCGGCTGCAAAACCCAACTTGTATCTGATATCCCTGGTGATATCTCCGTCGCATATTTCCGGGCTATTTATGGCGCTGTCCATCACGCTGGTTTTCTTGATGTCCATCTCTGCGGCATAGGCCTGGTAATAGTCGAGACCGTCAATCAATGCTATGCGCTCGTAGTTATACAGCCTGTCGGTTGTCATTGCTCTCCTTGGGCTTCGGGGCTTGCGGCCTGCTGCTGCATTTCGTGCTGGTGCTCGACGTTTTCCTTCTGGATTTCGGTCTGGATCTTGTGCGTTTGCTCCTGGCGCTCAAGCGCGGATTCATGCGAAGCCTTTTGCATATCGGCTTGGGCCTCGATCTGAGCCTGTTTCGCCATCATCTGCACAGCCTTGGCCTCTGCCTGGGCCTGCATCTCTGCCATGCGCTGCTGGTCGGCCTGTTTCTCTTCTTCAGTCTTTAAAAACGTCTCGGGATCCAGGTCGTTGGCCTTATAAATCTCTTCAAGGTGAGGCCGGAGTTTAGCTTCGCCGATCAAAATTTCTGAAGACAGTAAGAGCGTGAGCAACTGCATGAGCTTTTCAATACGCATCACCCGGTTTTGCAACGCCACGCTCCCCTGAGCGTGGACAAGTAACGAGGCTTTGGTGCCCTGGTAGTCTGGATCGGCCATGTGGTAGTGGTAGAGATCCATCGTCTCGGGCTCGATCATATAGTCGTCAACATTACTGATCACCATTCCGAGATATTTCCCGGCATTTTCGAGCATCTGAGCCATTTCGTAGGCGGTATCTGATTTCTGTTTAGGTAAAACGCTGCCCTGAACGATCTTCGGGATCTGGCTCACATCGTCAATCGTCGTGTTGAGAAGGGAGAACGCGGAAAGCAACGATTCCCCGACATCCTGGACGATAATTTGCTGTATGGCTTCCTGCACGGACTTAACCGCTTCTGAAACCTCGATTTTTTTGCCGGGCTCTGCGGTATCAGCAGCGCCGGGGGCAAGGAATCGGGACTTGACCGCGAGCATGACGTTCGCGGAAAGCGCCTTATTGTCCATAAATGTCCGTACCACGCCGTTCAGCAACGTCACCAACTCAGCCATGTTTTCAACCACGCCTGTTGGCCGGTCGTTATCGAGGCCTTCTTCCCACGGGCAATGCTTGTACGGTCGGCGACCTTCCGGGTTGAGGCTGAACCGGATCACCCTGCCGGCGCAAATCTCGGCCCTGATCTCCAATTGCTCCGCGCTGTTACCTTCCGGCATGTCGATTGTTTCGTCTTGGAGCGTCCCATCTTTGAGCCTTGAAAGAAAATCCTTAACGATGTTATCGGGAACGCGCCCCCAAAACGTAGCTCGTGGCTCAGGTCGGAACCGCTGCGCTATTTCTGAACGCTGGTGGGGCGGTAGATGGCTTTGGTCCGAAGTCGCTGGCACGGCGTCTTTTCCCATCTCCTCAATGAGCGCGTCAATCTCGTCCTCGATGTAATGGGCCTGACCTTTGAGGTTGGAAAGGTCGTGGGCCGACACGCTATCCACCTCGAACACGCCCTGGTTCTTTTGCAGGTTCATATCCTCCATGTCGGTAAATATCGCCCAAGGTGAGACATACGAGTGTCCCGCCACATCATCCTGCCATTCCGTGAGCTCCCATCTAATTACGGGGTCACCCTCCATTTGCTCGAATCCCTCAGCCGGCCCCTGCTCCTGGGTGTAGTCAACGGGAGAATAAGCTATCCGATCCACAGGTTGCACGTCGAATCTGCTATATGTCTCTCCGTAGACCGCCATCGAAAGCAGTTTTTTACGCATCTCCCGGTCTGCCCTACGGTCTTTATGATCCTGCTTGATGATATCGGTCATATCCTCTATGGCCTGGTTAACCTGGGCTCCTGTTTGTGCCTGATCCTGACCGGGGGGTTTGTAGGGGCTTTTAACCAGGGCAAAAGGGATCTCGCCATTCCGGATCAGCACATCATAGATGGTCGAAAGCGCCGCCCAGACTTTCTGCTTCGGCAGCCTGACAAAGGCCTTTGACCGCCACCCTTCTCCTTCACCGATCTTCCACGTCTCAATATCCTCACCGCGAAAGTGCTTCAGGCAGTTTTCAAGGGCCTTTTCCTTCGTGGCTCGATCCGTCTTGTACTTCTGGAGGAGGTCTTCGAGCCATTGTGCGAGGGATGATGTTGCCTGTTTGGAGCTTGTAGTTGTCACTTAGTGGCCTTTCCTTTGGTTTTGGCTTTTACCTTCGGGCCTGCCTTTGAGGCCTGGTCCACTTTGGGCGGATCTTCTTCCCCCTTCGGGGCAGGATCCTTTCCTTTGGTTTTGGCTTTGGCTCGCTGCAGCTGCAACAAGCCCGAGGTCAGTGTTCAGCAACCTGCTCCTCAAGAGCCTGCAGCCTGGTCTTGATTCGTCTTGCTTCTGCTGGTGTCATATTTACTTCCTCCATTAATTTTTGCTTCGCCTTTAGCATACGGGCCTCCCATAGCTCGGATATTAGCTCCCCGAGCGATTGGAGTCTTTCCTGTATCCGCCTTGTTTCTTCTTCTGTGATTTCGACATCGTGGTATTTTAACTCGATGTTTTTGGGGTACGGTTTGCCCTCAGTGTATGGCTCAGTGCACGGGGGCAATGGATCATAACGGCGAAACTTTAGCGTAGTACCTTTTTGGGATGGCGGAGTCGGCTCGATACGGGATAGCTGATCGTTGCGCTCCTTTACTCGTTTTATTATTTCGCGCTCGTAATGCGCTGCTGTTACCTGTCGTGAGTCCATATCGTCTCCTTGTCCTAATCCGTGATAAACCTGAGCTCCGGCCTCTGTGGGTCGATATCTCGCCATGGCATCAACTCATAGCCTGCGATCAGGCATTTGAGAGCATGCAGCGCCGGGAGCTTAACCGGGTCCTGGTATCTATCGCCCTCATCGAGTTGCCGTTTGACCTCGGAGCCATCGACTACGCCCATCAATCTCTTTTGCTGTAAAATCTCCCGAAGGAGGTTGTCGCCGGTTGCCTCATCCGTCCAGGGCACCTCGACCATAGTCGGGCATGTCGTAATGAGCGGATTATCAAGGCACTGCAGGAGATAACGCCGGTGCAGGGTATCATCCTGGTGCCAGTACATAAGATCACAGCCATAAAGCGGCCACAATTTGCTGAGGAACGAACACAGGCCGACCTCCTGAATCCCTCGACCGTCCGGGCTCCAGTGGTCGACCGTGATAAAATCCCACTCATCGAATACGCAGATCTGCCTGGTCCCGGTGGTCATTTGGCCAGCAATGAGAGCATGGCCCCGAATTTGGCCCTCGGGCCAGCACACAGCGCCGCGAACCACCCACTCATAGGTGGGGATCGTCTTGTAAAACATCCTCACAACATCACGGCCCCTGTCGAGGCGTATGGATTCCGGGGCGCCGAGCATCAACTCACCATCCCCGGGAGCCGAGAAACGTCGTCAAGCGGCGTATGGAACCGGGTAACAGGCGGGAACAGTTTGACGATAACGTACTGCAACGCATCATGCGGGTGCGAAAAGCGGTTTTTCTCCGGCTTGTCAGCAAATCGGTCCTCGCTCCCCGTGATCTTTGCATAGTGATAACCACCGCTGAAACCCTCAATAATGCGCTCACATGACGGATCTATAAGCAACCCTCCCTGTCGTGCCATTGCCTGGTCAACTGACTGTATGCGAGCGGTTAGGGCTTGGTCTGAAGCCATTACGATAATACCCTCGTTGGCCATCAACTCTGCGTTTGATGTAAGACCGCCATCAGGCTTGCTGAACCTTGCGGATCCTGCGGGGTCAGCCCAATCATCGAACTCGGCGCAGGGATATCGTTTTGAGCAATCTTGCAGCACGTCCCGGGCGAAATCGACGATACCGAGCCTGTCTGACCAATACTCCCGAAGAACTTGCGCTTGGCCTGCCGTCGGCACCTGTAGCACGACGCATGCCGGGCTGTTGCCTGTGTTGTCCCATCCTCGGTACAGCTTGCCGCCGTGCCAGAGTAATGGCCCTTGCGCGACGTGATTGAGACGATTGAAATTTGCGTATACGAGCTTGCCGGGCCATGCTCCCTCCCACGAGCATAAATACTCTTGCTCAAATAAAGCGTTGCCTAAACTTTCTCCCCATTGTGCAATGTATTCGAGGCGCTCATATTCGAGCTGCTCTGCTGTGAAAACTTTGGTCTCTGTCGCTGGCAGACGCTCTGCGTACCACCTGGGATCTGTCAGCGCGTAGTCGTACATCGTTTTAGCGTGGTTTTTGCCCCGGGGCGTTGTGACAAACGCCGCCCACCCGCCGTTCTCTGCCAAAATCGGCCGGAGATAAGCCCAGGCGTCCGGATCGGCCAGCGCCCACTCGGAGAATACAACGCCGAAAGGGGGCGACCCGACCAGCGAATTAAAATTGTCGGATCCCACGACCTGCCAGGTAGATCCGGATTTAAACCGGATAAACATCTCCTGCTCCCGGGTGCTGGCGCGTATGCCCTTCGGGAACGCCTCGTCGATCCGGCGCTTACCGCTATGTGGGTTTATCGCCTCCCAAATCGCTTTCCTGGCCTGGGCCGCCTCTGGCAGCATGTGCCAGTATGTGGCCTTCTTGCGGATTGCCGAAACCGCAGCCCAATGGAGGCACACATCATCTTTCCCGCTCCGGCGGTGCCAAATGCTGATAGCACGTCTGCCACCCTGCCACAGATATTTCCAGAGCGGCATTTGATACAGGCGCGGGCGCCAGTCATTCGGGATTCTAACCGTTGTCTGTTTCTTCGACAAAATTCACCAACTCGATTTTGAGGTCCCCTTTGTCATCGTCATCATCGAGGTTGTAGGCTTGGCGCTCTAACTGGATGCGTTTGTGCTGGACGTTCGCAAGGTTGTTTGCTGCCTGCGCTCTTTCGGCGGCAGTCAAACCTACCTCTTGCTGGATGATATCCCCCTGGTATTGTGTGATGTATAGCTTCGTGGGGTTGCCCTGTAGCTCTGCGATAAGAGAGGCTTCGAGCTCACGTAGAGCGGTGATGTCCTTGCGATGGAGGACTTGGACTTGAAACCTTGTATCTGCTGCAAGCTCAACTTCTTCGTCGTGGGTAGCAGTACGCTTCTTTGCGTTATTCCCTGCCACCCCTTTGCTGCCACCCCCTGTTTTTTCTTTGGCGCGTTTCGCGTCCTCGGCTACAAGTTTGCTTTTGACAAAGGTTCTTACTGCTTTCGTGAGATCCTTTTTCCAGCCACCTTTCTTGACATGTTTTTGGAGTGCGCCCCTGCTGCACCCGTAGCGACGGGCCAACTCGGCATCAGAGTATGTGCCTGCCCGATACTCTGCCTCTATTTTTTCCCAATCATATCGTGGCGGATTAGGGTTATTTATTTTTTTCCGTTTCCCTGCCATTTTTTTCGTCCACCTTTTGCTATTCGATGATAATCAAAGTATGG